TTACGAATCGTTGAAGAAGTTCTTTGTTCGTGGTATTAAGGACACGGCACGGTTTACGATGAAGTCGATAGATTTTGATCCACGCATTGACTTGTTTAAGTCTGTGATTTATGACGAGTCGCACAAACTTAAATCATCCAAGACACAGCAGAGCAAATTCTGTGAAGGCATTGCAAAGGGAAAGGACTTCGTGCTTGAGCTAACCGGAACGCCTGTTGTGAATGATAACACGGACTTGATACAACAGCTTCGTATCATGGAGCGGCTGGAGGATTTTGGCGGATATACGCACTTTGTTGAGAAGTACTGCTCCGGTCCGAAGAAGGCCTCTAATATGAAGGAACTGAATTGGAGACTTTGGCAGACGTGTTTCTTTAGAAGAGAAAAGAGCAAGGTGTTAACGCAGCTTCCGGATAAGACACGGCAGTACTTGACGCTTGACATCACGACACGAAGCGAGTATCAAAAGGCGGAAGCCGATCTGATTAATTATCTGCGTAATTTCAAGAATGCGGATGATGAAAGGATAGCGCGTGCGATGCGCGGGGAGGTGATGGTAAAGATGGGTATTCTTAAAGCTATCTCTGCTCGCGGGAAGATTAAAGCGGCTGCCGATTTTATTCACGATGTGATTGATGGAGGTGAGAAGTTAATCGTCTTTGCTTTCCTGAAGGAAGTTGTGATGGAGCTTAAAAAGCTTTTCCCCGATGCGGTGACTGTTACGGGGGATGATAACATGGCACAAAAGCAACGGTCGGTTGATGCGTTTCAAAACGATCCGAAGTGTAGGCTTATCATCCTGAACTATAAATCCGGAGGAACGGGGCTTACGCTTACGGCCAGCTCGCGCGTTGCGTTCGTTGAGTTCCCATGGACGTTTAGTGATTGTGAACAGGCAGAGGATAGGGCACATCGAAACGGACAGAAGAACAACGTTAACTGCTATTACTTTCTAGGTAAAGATACGATTGATGAATATATGTATCAGGTCATTCAGACGAAGAAAGGCATTGCTAATGGTGTTACCGGTACGGATGATCAGGTACAGGAGGATATTATTCAAATGACTATGGATTTATTTAGCAAGAGATTATGATGAGAGGATCTAGTGAAAGCCAGATACAACACGGGTGTATTACCTGGTTCAGGGCTCAATATCCTACTTTGTCACGCTTACTGTTTGCCGTGCCTAACGGTGGTAAGCGTGACAGGAGGACGGGAGCACAGATGAAATACGAAGGTTGTATGCGTGGCGTGGCGGACTTGATTCTGTTGGTGCCGATGAAAGGATATGCTTCGCTCTGTATTGAGATGAAAACACCGAAAGGGAAACAGAGCGAGGAGCAAATCATTTGGCAGGCGCTGGCGGAGAAAGCCCGAAATAAATATGTTGTGTGTCACTCCCTAGAGGAGTTTATGAATGAAGTTAATTCCTATTTAAAATGAATTACATAGAACTAATCAATAATTTCTGGTCAGTGAGGCGTATTAGACCGATGACAAGTTACGAGGCTGATTTTTATTTCTATCTGCTGAAAGAATGTAACTCGAGAAACTGGACTAATCCGTTCGAATTGCCGTCGAGGAATGTAGAGCTTGAGCTAGGCATTTCACGCAAAACAATTTGTGACCTGCGCAACAAACTCCAGCAGAAAGGATTGATTTCTTTTAGAGAAGGACAAAAACGAGCTAGCGGAGCTTTTTATTTCATTCTTTATGTTTCTGACGGTAACAAAAATGGTAACGAAAGTGGTAACGTAAATGGTAACGAAAACGGTAACCCTTTATATAAACAGAAACATAAACATAAGAATATAGATAATAACTCTAGCGAGTTATTTGCGCAAAACGATGTGAAACCTAAAAAGGCAGTTCGCACTAAAAAGAATTTGTTCCGCCAACGTTTGAAGAGGTTAGCGCGTATTTTGAAAACAAGATGCCGGACTGGAGGAAACAAGCGGAAATATTCTATAATCACTTCACGAGTCTAGGATGGCGTACGGCCTCCGGAGTGAGAATAGAACGCTGGGATAGTAGGGCGAACAATTGGATCATGAAAGAAAAGAAAATGGCGATGGAAAAAATCGGAAGCCTAGTAAGGCAGATAAAGCAAGAGAGTTGCTCGACGAGTTCGCTGCAGTTACAGCGGGAGGAGAGAATAACTTCGTTGAGCCGGTCTTACCCGACCTTTGAAAAGTTATCGTTAGCGTTTAGTCCGGCTGTGCAACCGCTGTTACTTTCGGATGTCAACAAGGCGTATAGCGACAGAGGACCGTCGATTGGGGAAATATCACAGATTTACGGATATGAAGCAGCTACGCTATGGGTAAAGGTTCAGATTCTAAGCTTGGACTTTGTTTCGTCGACAAAAGAGGATGCTGACGGGCTAGCTGTTACGGAGTTTGCAAAGCATCTTGTCAGGCGCTACCCCTACATTCGTCTCACGGAGTTTATGTTGTTTATCGCTCGTTTCAAGGTTGGGCAGTATGGACGGTTCTACGGTTATTTTGATCCGCTCACGATCGGTGATGTGTTCCGTGATAAATTCCTTCGGGAGAGAAGTTACGAGCAGGAGAGGGCAGAGGCGGCACGAAAAGCGGAGTTATCGGCCCGCAGAGAGTTTATCCCGCCAAAAGGCTATACTTCCCTCACTTGGGTGCAAGAGTTGCGTAGAAGGGCGGCAAACGGTGATAAGGAAGCAGCCGAGTTATTGAGGCCACCTGTTGGATGAGAGCTTATGAAAGATATTAGATTTAGATTGTCGTTGACCGTGATCGCTATAGTGATTGCGGTTTTTTGGTTTTAGTGTATTACGTAATCGATTGGATAAGATGGAAGATATTGTAATTGTAAAAGTTGAGCTAAAGCGTGGTGATAAGTTGATGGATGTGATAAAGACACCTATCACCACAAACGATATTGAGAAGACTAGAAAAGAGCTGCACGATGTGTATCAGTGTGACAGGATTTTATTCACCTATAATCAAAATGACCATGAAAGCAAGTAATGTATTTAAGCAAACTATTCAAACGTATTTAGAGAACCGTGCAAAGAGTGATGAACTCTTTGCGGCTTCCTATGCAAAGCCAAACAAGAACATAGACGAGTGCTGTAACTTCATTTTAAGGGAGGTGCAAAAATCCGGATGCAATGGGTTCTCGGATGATGAAATCTTTGGCATGGCCGTACACTATTATGACGAAGACGACATCAAGAACGTTAAGCCGGTTAATGCCAGGGTGGTTGTAAACCATACCATTGAATTAACCGAGGAGGAAAAGAAAGCAGCTAAAGAAGCTGCTCTTAAGGAGTATGAGGCTAAAGAAATGAAGAGGATTGAGGAAGCCCGTAAAAAGAAGCTGGAGAAGAAAGCTGAGAAAATAGCTAAAGAGAATGTCTTGCAAACATCACTGTTTTGATTTTGAGTTATGAAACCACGTAATAAACGAGAAAGAGAGGTCGCTCAATTAAGTAGCATGCTGCCTCCGTTGACTATACAAGAAGAGTGGGCTAAAGCACACGTATTCTCTCATCAGGCATTTAAGTGTAAAGATGAACTATGGTGTTCTGATTGTGGTCAAACATGGGTGAATGCCGGTGCCAGTGAATTGTCGGTTATTTTGGGTATAGATAATAAAGTGCAGTGTCCGTATTGTCATCAGAACCTCAAGGTAGTAGTAAGCCGAAAACAAAAGAATGACGAAGTGAACTACATGACTATTGCGACAATATTCGGAGGTTATCAAGTTCTACGCCATGTTTATTGTTACAGGTTTACACGTAAGAAAGATGCTTATCTATGTTACTTCTTTGAGGAGGTTGTACAAGAATGGATATCGGAGGATGGCAAACGAACAATCATGGCCAAACCAATGAATATGGGTTCAACGGGATGGTTGTACAGTGAGCCTTTGAGTATTAAAAACGAATACGGCACTAGCTATTATTTCGGTGACGGTTATTCGTTATGGGGTGAGATTTATCCAGAGATTCGTTTACTTCCTATTCTAAAGAAGCGGGGGTTAAGGAATAGCTTTCATAATGTAGCTCCGTCCAAATTAATCAGAGCATTATTAACCGGAGGCAATGATTGTGAGCTTTGTGTTAAGACTAAGCAGTATAATATGCTTCAGCATCTTATAAAAAGCGGAAGTCGTCATATAACTCATAAGCCGTCTTTCAATATCTGCAACCGCAATAAGTATAAGATTAAAGATGCTTCGATGTGGGTTGATTATATAGATCTGTTGGTATACTTCCATAAGGATATTCGTAACGCTCATTATGTATGCCCTAAGAATCTTAAAGAAGAACATGATGTTCTGATGAATAAGAAGGATAGAATAGAGGCTGAACTTAGAAGGCAAAGAGATCGTGAGAGAGTAGTAAGGAATGCTCTCTCCAAGAAAGAATCTATCCTTGAGTTCTACAAAGAAAAGATGAAATTCTTTGGAATAGAAATAAAAGGCGATGGTATAACCATTCATCCAATCGAATCAGTCACACAATTCTATCAGGAGGCTAAGGCTATGAAGCATTGTGTATTCTCTAATGGATATTATAAAAGGAAAGATTGCCTTATACTGTCGGCCAGAGACAATGAAGGAAAACGATTGGAAACCATAGAACTTAATTTGAAGACTTTTGATATAGTACAGTCAAGGGCTGTATGTAACGGAGTGTCGGAACACCACGATCGTATCATTCAGCTAGTGAAGAAGAATATAAACCTGATTCGGCAAAGAATAGCGTAAGGCCTGATTTAATGAAAAATAATAATAGAGCTAGATATAGAGGCTGACTTACTTAATATTCTAAAAATATCAGTAAATGACTTGCTTTATAGGAATTAGAAATATTTAGGTCTGATTACATTAAAGGTGAGGCTAGAATAAAATATTTAATATCATCATTACTTAAATATGCTTAATTAAAATGGTTAATTTGTTGTCATAAGTAACTTATATTGATTTAATATTTAATTTTGTGCCCCAATAATTGGAAAATACATGGCTACTCAAAAATATTCTTTGGCAATTGAACAGATAGACGAGCTTGTGGCAGAATTTGCTGCTAGTCGTTCAGAATATACTTATGAGATAAAGGAATGCAATCGGGGGAAACAAAAACAAATTATATTTTCTAATAAAAACAACAAAGAAAAGGTACCTTGAACTGTTTTATTTCGGTCGGTCAGGTATCACATAATATACAAGGGTCTCATGGACGCATTAATAGCATTTGTAAGGATTGCTGGGATTATATACTTGATCGTGCTACAATACCTGCACCAGATCAGAAATGCTTTACGTTGAGAGATGTCAGTAGCGATAACTTTGATGCGTTTATTGAAGCCGTTAAAGAATATAATAATGTACAAGTTACTTCACAGGTAACTGATAACAATCAGAGTATAAGGAATCATTATCACTTGAAAGGAAAGTATGACGCTAAACTTTCTGTTATTTATTACGAAAATGGAACATTGTTAGTACAAGGTAGTATTACTTTATTCTATGTTGAATTTGTGACGGAAATTTTGGAATCAATATCCTCTGTCTCTTCGGCAGTTATTGAAGAAGTATTTTCCATTACTTCAGCTGGAGCATACGTAATAGAGAAGGACTTAGATAGACATTTTTCAAAATTAGATCACATTGTAGATAGTATTAGTGAAAACTTCATCAATACTTCAATCAGCTTAGCTAATTCTGCTGTGCAAGTAGATGATTATGGTTGTTATACCTTTGGAGTACTGAAAGCGTTAGATGCAATATTGAGAAAACGCCTTTTGGAAGATGCACCTGAATTTGTTGATTACGGTACTTACTTTGAAAAAGATAGAACTGACAATTATCATTTTGTCAGTGGTGTAGCTACATACAATAGTAATACACGACTAAAAGGGGCATTGGAAAGAGGATATACCTTCTTCTCCAAGAATAGACATTCTACTTTCCATGTTGACCGCTTTAATGTCGAAACAAGTCGAATACTCAATTATGACGATGCGGTAAACATTATTAAAGAATGTCTTGTTATTATTAATAATATATGCGATAATTGGTAATATGAATAAAAAGGAATTTCAAATAATCTCTTTGCAGAACAGGAATCTGTTAGTCGTAATTTTATCTTCGGAGATGACAAACCACTACTGGAGCGAACTTCAAGATAGATTGGCTAATCTAAATATTGTAAATGCAGAAGTTTATTTTGATTTTTTGTACCGTAATGGATTAAAGAACAGGTTCTTTAAATCAAGACTTAATGGGACTACTTTGGTTGTCAATTCATTAAAGAGATGCGAAGCACCTGATGAGTGTATCAATGGTGCGGATGCCTTTTTTGCTTTACATTCACAATTGATTGATAGTAGTGCTCTCTCTTCTTTTCAGAAGATTTACTTTAAAAAGAGAATATCAAATAAAGATTATTCTATGGCTGTGTTATAATTTTGATTAATGTTTAAGGCTTAGTATTGTTGCATATTTTTAGTCGCACGCCATGCGACCAACTATACGAATACCGGGTAGTCCTTTAGGGGATTATTCGGTATCTTTATTTTGTGAAAAATAGAGTAAAAGAAATGGGTATAGTATACAGGAATATCGATGAGCTGAAAAAGCATGAGAATAACCCGCGCACGATAACGAGTGATCAGCTGGAGAGGTTGAAGGAGTCAATAGTTAAGAATCCGGATTACTTTGAAGCGAGACCTATCGTTGTCTCAAATCGTACGGGTGAGCTGGTTGTGATAGCCGGCAATCAGCGACTAGAGGCAAGCATGCAGCTGGGTTTGAAGGAAGTACCGACGTATCTGCTTGAGAACTTGACGGAGGAGCGTGAGAGGGAGATAATGATTCGGGATAACGTGAGTAACGGTGAATGGGATATGGAGAAACTCATGAGCTGGGACAGTGATATGCTTCTTGACTGGGGAGTAGAGGGGTTGTTTGATGGTTCGGATGATGAACTATTTGCAATAGCAGGCCCTAGGGATAAGACAAGGGCCGGAAGCTTGATTGATCGTTTTATCATTCCTCCTTTTTCCATACTTGATGCCAAGCAGGGAAGATGGCAGGAGCGTAAACGTGCCTGGCTATCTCTAGGTATTAAGAGCGAGGAGGGACGTGAGGAAGAGATTACGTATCACCGTTCGGCACAAAGTCCGGCCATTTATGAGGTACGCAACAAAATGCGTGAGAAGCTTGGTTATGATCCCTCTTGGGATGAAATAACGGAATACTGCAAGAAGCATGATATTCCAATGCTGGATGGTACCTCTGTCTTTGATCCGGTTCTTTGTGAACTAGCATACCGATGGTTTAATGTTCCTGAAGGAGTTATCCTCGACCCGTTCGCCGGAGGTTCCGTTCGTGGGATAGTAGCTGCAAAATTAGGAATGCGCTATCGAGGAGTTGACTTGCGTCCGGAACAGATTAAAGCAAATTATGAGAATGCGGCAGAAATGCAGCCACCTTTCACGGAGAATGACTGTCCGGTTTGGAAGTGTGGTGATAGTCGTGATATTGATCAGCACTACGCTGGTCTGAAAGCCGATATGATATTTAGCTGCCCGCCTTATGCTGATTTGGAGGTTTATTCAGACGATCCACGTGACTTGTCGAATATGGAATATGAGGAGTTTTTGAACGCTTATAAAACCATAATTCAGAAGAGCTGCTCATTGCTCAAAGAAAACCGGTTTGCTGTATTTGTAATAGGGGAGGTTCGTGGGAAGAATGGAGCATACTATAACTTCGTCGGCGATACAATAAATGCTTTTCTTGAAGCCGGTTTACATTACTACAACGAGATGATTCTTGCTACACAGATAGGTTCTCTGGCCATGCGCGTGACGAATCAGTTCAACCATTCCCGGAAGATAGGTAAAACGCATCAGAACGTTCTTGTTTTCTTTAAAGGAGACTTGAAACAGATTCCATCGTTATACCCAGAACTAGATTTTAAGGAAGAGGATTTTTTAGAGAAAGGAGAGGGTGAATAATATGGGTGCACCTAGTGGAAATCAATTTTGGAAATTAAGATCGAAGCACGGAAGAGATAAACTGTTTGCTACGCCTGAGCTTCTTTGGGAGGCGGCATGTGAATACTTTCAATGGTGTGACGAAAATCCATGGACGACAAAGAAGGCGATTCAGAAGACGGTTCCCGTGAAACGAAAGGAAGGCAAGAAGACGAGAATCGTTAACGAGGAACAAACGCAGCGGGAGGTAACACCAACGGCCAGACCGTACTCGCTCACGGGGTTCTGTATCTACGTGGGAGCGAGCTCAATGTGGTGGCGGAACTTCAAAGAGGGATGCAAGAATAGTACGGATGATAAAGATTTTTTAATGGTCATCGCGCGTATAGAGGAAACGATCGAGACGCAACAGTTCGAAGGGGCATGTGTTGGCGCGTTCAATGCGAATATCATTGCTCGTAAGCTAGGCCTTTCCGAAAAGAAGGAACTGGATCATACCACGGGAGGAAAAGAGTTCAAAGGCTTTAACTTCTTGCCGTACACGAAGGAGGCTGACGAGGTTGTATGAGTGATAGGATCAATATAAAGCAACGTAAGGCGTATAACCTGCTTCGGGATGAGGAGCATTTCTTTATCCTGTACGGTGGAGGTGGTGGCGGTGGAAAGTCCTGGCTGGGGAGCGAGTGGCTCATGCAGTGCTGTCATAACCTCCCCGGTACGCGTTGGTTTATTGGTCGAAACAATCTTAAGGATTGTCGTGAGTCGGTATCTGTTACCTTCACTAAGGTAGCGGCAGTTCACGGCTTTAGGGATTATAAGCTCACGAATGACGGGATAGAGTTCGCTAACGGTTCGACGATTGTATTCTTAGACCTCACGTATTATCCGAAAAAGGATCCTATGTATGAGCGCTTGGGCTCGAAGGAGTATACCGGCGGCTGGATAGAGGAGGCGGGAGAAGTTCACTACTTAGCTTTTGAAGGACTTAAAACACGTGTCGGCCGTCACATGAATGATGTGTACGGCGTTCCTCCGAAGATACTTATAACCTGTAACCCGAAAAAGAATTGGCTGTATAAGACGTTTTACAGGCCATGGAGAGAGGGGAAGCTGAAAGCCCCGTACGCGTTTATTCCGGCTCTTGTGCAGGATAACCCGTACGCAACGAAGGAATACATCGAGATGCTTCGAAACACGAATGATAATGTGATGAAGCAACGATTGTTTTTCGGTAACTGGGAGTATGACGATGATCCGTCGGCACTTTGTGAGTACGATGCTATCTGTGATGTCTTCACGAATGAGCATGTATCGCCTACCGGTTTACCGAAGCTCTCCGGTGACCTTGCCATGAAGGGCCGTGATAGGTTTGTGATTGGTAAGGGTGTTGGCCATGTGTGCACGATACTACTCGTTAAGGAGTACTCGCCGGGCAAGATGATTGAGACGGATATGCGCAATGCGATGATTCAGCATCGTGTTTCAAGAAGTAACGTTGTGGTTGACTCTGATGGTCTGGGTTCGTTCTTGGAGTCGTACTTGAACGGTATCAGGGAGTTCCACGGCGGGGAAAGGGCGCTATCGAATGAGTACGACAACCTGAAAACACAATGCGCGTTCAAGCTGGCTGAGCTGATCAATAAGCGTGACTTCCGTATCATCTGTACGCCGGAACAGGAGGAGTTGATAAAGGAGGAGTTACAGCAGCTTAAACAGGCGAACGTTGACAATGACACGAGGAAAAAGAGTATCGTTTCAAAGGAGATAATGAAAGCGGCACTGAACCGATCACCGGACTTCCTCGACATGCTTATCATGTTGATGTTGTTCGAGATACGTAAACCGATCAGGACAGCAAAGGCTACTTATACGGAGGTTTAACTATCAGAATGTAATTAACGCCAGGAGGAAATGTAAAGTGAATAGAAGTATAGTATTGACAAAAAGACAATATACAACGTTTTTCGAGTTTTGGGTAAAGGCTGGGCATGGATCAGGTGATACGCTTGATCGGTTGGAAGAAATGCCCAAGCCGGATAAGGTCGGTAAGGTATCTCTTCCGGAGGATCTTAATGATATAACGTTTGGGCAGTTGATAGAGCTGCAGGGCATAGCGACGAATGAAGAACTGTTCTATGTTCCTTGTGGTGTATTGCTCGGGCTGGACCGGGCAAAGGTTAATGAGTGTCGGGCCGAGGAAGTGGTTGGATTTGTCACATGGGTTGCTAGGGAGGTGAAGAGGATAAACAAGCTGTTTGAGGCTACTAACGTTAAGCCTACGGCGGAAGAACAGCAGGCCGGTATTGATAAACTGTCTTTCGGCCCGTTTGGGCTGATTGACTACTATGCGCTACGGATGGGATTTACCGATCATGACCATGTGTTATCACTGCCATGGGTGAGAATATACCAATGTATGATAATTGATTCAGAGAGGGCGAAGTATGAGCGAAGATTACGAAAAATATACGCTGACAAGAAGTAACAGCGTGGAGAAGAAGATTAAGAGCGTGGCCGAGAGTATGGTCGGCTTCACGTATGTGTATGAGGATTGGACGCGGGCCGATTTACGTTTAGATCGATTGCCATTGCCGGCTATCATCAATCTGTTACCGGTAAGCGGGGCGATGTCGCTAAAGATGGACCAGTTTAAGGATAAGCCGAACTGTATGTTCGTGTTTGTCGATAAGGTAAACAAGGACGCTGATGGGAAAGATAATGATGCGGTATTTGAGAGGATGAAGTCGGCAGCGATGGTTTTTATTGCCCGGATGAATGATAGCGGACTATTCGATCCTATCGAGGGTGATATTCCGTATTCTGTCATACTGGAAAAGCTATCTCCGATCGTAACGGGAATATCTATCTCGGTACAAGTGAAGGAGGTAAAAGGAGTTTGTACACGTAATCTCTTATGATATGAGCAGAGAGAAGGCAAAGGCAATTATCGGTGAGGAGTTGAACGAGTTACGTCGACGTATCATCGAGCATCATATTGCAGCGGGACAGAGAGCTTCGGGTAGAACGATTAGCTCTCTGCGTGTAGAGGTGAACGATAGTGCCGGTACGTTATACGGCCGCAAGGCATTCGGTGTACTTGAAACGGGACGAAAGGCCGGTCCGGTTCCTAAAAGTTTTATCGGTGTTATCAGGCAGTGGATTGTAGACAAGGGTATTCCGTATAAGCCGATTCCTTACGTGCTGGTAGAATCGGAGAGATGGCAGCCGAAATACACACCCGAAGAGAGGGGGTTGATGTCTTTAGCCGGAGCGATAGCGTATAAGATACGCAATGAGGGCACCTCACTCCATCGCGGGGGAGGACGTGATGATATATACTCGCAGGAGATTCCGGTGACGGTAGGAAATATCATGGATAGGATATTTGCTGTGATGGAGCAGGACGTGGAACATATAAACTTGAATAGCAATGAAAAAGACAACGATTGATACGACTACGATTGAGTATCCGGAAGAAATAGGCTTTTGTTTTAATCCGATTGTGGTGAACGTATACGGTCATGCGTGGGCGTATATCGTAGTTACTATAACAGACGTAGCGGCTGGCTTGATATACACGGAGAGGCGTGAGATGTTTGGTAAGACGTGTTTCTTTGATCTGTCTCCGTACGCACAGGGGGCGTTTGATCTAATTGATCATAAGGTCGATTACACGTCTGCCGGAGTGCAGGACAGCAAAGTCGGGCGATTGTTTGCCGTAGAAGTGAATCTGTATAATGCAGATGATACGCTGGGTAATAGCTTTTACTTTGAAACGTTCATCATCTGGGGAGCTATGAAAGTGGGTGAGAGGTACAACGGTGAGCGTGTATTGACTTGGTTTAAGAACTTCCCGTTCTCGGTAGGTATGTACAACGCCGCCTCTGCTTCTGTTACCGTAGCTGTCGATGGAGTGAGGCAGGCCGATGCGTTACCACTCCCTTCACGGAAGGTGTGGAATTTGATGTTGACGGGACTAGATGCAAAACAGGATATTACATTCGAGCTACCGGGATCGAGTGATACGGTGAACGTTTGGGATCATACGTTCGATTATACTTTTAGGCCGTTGTTGAATACTCCTTCACGAATCACGTGTAAGGTTGACGAAGGTCAGGATGGCGTATATCTGCGCTGGATAAACCGGCATGGATTCTATTGCTATTGGCTTTTTATGCGTGGAGACGAAACGAGGCAGGTCACTAACGACGGTGAGTTCATCCGGAACAACATGGCAGATTATAACTATGTCGATGGTTATCACGGAGGAACGGGACGTAAACAACGTAAGACGGAAGAGAACACGTTGCCGGTTTGTGCTCCGTTAGTTGATAGTGATACGTATGATTTCCTCTTTCAACTTGCTTTGTCACCGGTAGTGGATATGTATGCCGGTGATGATGATAACGGTGCTCCGAGATGGAAGGGCGTAAACGTTTCGGTCGCTACGTTTGTGAAGAGTAAGACGAGCCTACAGGATTTTGTTGCAACGATTATATTACCCGAAACACGCGTGCAAAGCTTATGAGAAACGATGAACTATACATTGATGGGCATCTCGTTGATATGGACGACGATACGAAGGTAACGCTCAACTACAAGAGTAATATATTCACCGACCTAAGCAAGATTGTGAGCAATAACAGCTATACGATCAAGTTGCCTAATACGGTGCATAATCAGTGTGTGATTGATCATGCCGATTTGCCTACGAGGGTGACCGAGTTTCCCCGTATCAGGCACGCAGCGAGGTATATTCGTAACGGGGTTGAGGTGATTAACAAAGCGAATGCGGTGTTGATGTCTGTAACGTCAACGTTTGACGTGGCGCTGTCTTGGGGAAATGCTACGGCTTTCGCTCCGATTGTTAATCAGGGAAAGAAACTCACGGAGTTGACACATGCGCAGGGGGAAGTGTACGAGGGCTCCGATTACGTAGAATGGAAGAGATGGAGTACTCCCGGATGGCCATACCCGTTTGTTGACTATGGATTTCACGACGGTGACGCGCAGGTGTGGTACCATCCGGCTCGAAAAGTGGTATGGGTGATAGAACAGATTGAGAAAGAGTACGGCGTGAAGTTTGAGTTTCCGGAGAGTAGAAAAACGTTTTTGGATAAACTATTCGTCCCGTGTCTTAGTCGTAACGATTCAGAAGCGTATGCGAGTAAAAACGCTATCACGTTTAATCTCAATAGTGTGGTGTACGATGATTATGTATCTCGATACGTGATGTTGTTTGACGTCAACAATGATTCGAACTATTACGGACGTGCCGGTAAGATAGGGCCATACAACAACGATAAAACGAATGCTTATACGTCGTTTATCGCTAACGGTAAGCCAAAGATAACGGGGCATGTTGAGGTAGTGATAACGGCAGATGCTATTCCTCCGTCTCCCTCAATACTAGTCTACAAATGGAACACATCATTGTCTGGTGGTAATGTGGATTCGGGTGAGGTGTTAAGCATTGCTGTAAAGGAGATAAAGCCGGTTGATGGAACGACGAATAAATTCAGGGCTGTTTTTGATTTCGAGGGTGAAGAAGCTAGTGTTTTGAAGAACATTTACCAGGGCTATTCCAACATGAAGTTCTCTTTCGATGGGCTTAACGGGGGGACGATCGGAACGGGTGACGTAACGGGAACGATAACGGTTGTGAACATGGCCGAGGAGATGATTCTAGGCAGTAGGTATTTCTTTATTCCTAATCTTCCGGATATGAAGCAGATTGATTTTATCAAGGCAATAGCTTCTATACTTGGTGTTTTCGCTGTACCGGCAGCCGATAACTCGGAACGGATACGCTTTGTTTCGATTGATGACATGATAGGGAATATTCCCATTGCCGTGGATTGGACTAGGAAAGTCGTTGCTTCGTATAAGGATAACAAACCCGGGGAAATAACATTCACGCTTGACGGCTTTGCACAGAGAAATCATTTCCGTTGGAAGGAGGATTCAGATGTAACGGGTAGTTATGACGGGGTTGCCGTGGTGGAAGACTTTACCTTGGAGACGGATGCGGATGCTATCACTCTTCCGTTCGCTGCGACTACGATGTCGGCAGGAGTGGCAAATATTCCTTTGTATTCGTACGACAATGATGCGACATTGAATTATACGAGCGCGCAACCGCGTATCTTATTGCTTGATGGAGACCGTGGTACTTTTAGCGGATTATCGTGGGGAACATTGCTTTCCCAGCACTATGCAAGCTATCAGAAGATCATCAGGAGACCGGTGATTATTAAAGAAAAAATTGAGTTAAGAGAGATTGAATTAAAACGGCTGGATATGACGATACCGGTATATCTGGCTCAGTATGGAAAATACTACGCAATAATCTCTGTTAAGGCCGAGAATACCGGTATATGCGAGTGTCAATTATTACAATTATAGAACTATGGGACAGGCAGTAGAAGAAAAAGTGTTGGACATTAAAGTCCGTTATGATGATGCGATACGTGGTATTGCTAAATATCGGTCGGAACTTGATGTTCTTAGAAAAGTTGAAGCAACTCTTAAAGAGGATTTGAAAGAGGGGCGTATAACACGTGAACAGTACAATGTAAAGCTGACAGAATCAAAGTTGGCTTCCGGTGAATATAAAGAGGCTATACGTGTTTTGGAGAAAGAGATACGGAATAACATCAAGGCGGAGAATGAACAACTTGGAAGCCTTGTTGCACTGCGCGCCTCTTTATCCAATCTCACTCGGCAGTACGATGAGATGAGTGAGGCGGAGCGAGAATCCGCTTCGGGGCAGGATTTAGCTATTCATATCAACGCTATCACTGATAAGCTGAAAGGTGCGGAGGAAGCGACTCAGAGATTTTATCGTAACGTCGGGAACTACGAAGAGGCGTTTTCTAAGGCACTATCTCCGTTGAAACAGAAACTCGATGATATG